TTATCGCATCGATTGCTTGGGGGCGGGCATGTGCCAGGGGGGGGTGTACCCGTACCGTATACAACTCTTACCAGAGATTGGGTTTTTGGGACCGTAAAGCAGACCCAAGCTTGGGGTGTATTGGTCCAATGGCTACGGCAAACGTCAACGTCCTGCTGTTAGTTTGGGAATGCTAATCGCTAATTGTAAAGCCAGGTTAATAGTTGACTTAGTTGTGACCACTAGCTATAGTGTTTGTACAGGGTTGTAGTACTACACGCTGTGAATTATCTAAGGAATACTCCCTTGAGTGAATATGGAGCAGATATCACTCTGGACGTACCTCTTCATGTAGATCATGACTTTGAAGTTGATCAGGATGGTGTAAGCCATTTGGTTACTTTTATTTATGTTGGTGACAATGAAGATGACGTTACGGAGACACGAGTAGATCTAGAGGGTGTTGTCTCAGATCTGTGTGAATTTTATGGAGATGAGCAGGGATATAATCAGTTGTATCTTGTTGCTCATGAGTTTCATCGTCTAGCTGAGAAGCTACGTGAGAAGGCGGGTTATATTGAAGACAGCGATGGTGCTGTAGGAGATTTGTTCAACCTGCCCGATGACTGACATTGATATTAAGAATGTAGTCTTTGAGGACGGTGAATGGTGGTACGTTGGTTATGCGGATGGACGCAGGCAGCGTTTAGAGTCTTATAAGGAAAAGAATAGGCGTCGTATGTTTGTGGATGGTAAATACATCCCACAGTCTCACCCTCTTTATAAGCCTGGTAGATATAAGTCTTTTGAAGATGCGGCTTTCTCTAGTCTTCGTAATTACAGGCATACGAAATCTGGTTATGTTTATGTAATATCTAATCCTGCTTGGAAGGGTTGGGTTAAGGTAGGCATGGCTATTGATGCTGACGATAGATGTAAGTCGTATCAGACATCTAGTCCTTTTAGGGATTATAACTTGCTTTACTCAGTTTACGTTACTGACAGGCGGGTTATGGAGAAAAAGGCTCACAGGCGTATAGCTAAGATAGCTGAAGACAGGCAGAATGAATGGTTCTTAATAGATCCTTTAGAAGCTATAGACTGCATATCGGCTATTCTTAAATGACAAAACTCTCCTTAGTTAAACGGTGTTATAATAGAGTATAACAACCACTAAGGAGAGTTTAGATGTTCACTAGGATTATAAATTCAATCGCTAAGGCACAGCAACGTCGTGTTGCTTACTGGCAATTACAGAACTTAACTGACAAAGACTTGAAGGATATTGGTATCACCCGTGGGGAGATAAAGCTAATGGCTAATAAGGCCTAGTAGTAGTTATACCCTGGGGCCTACAAGTAGATTATACCAGGTTTTTCAGAAAAGTAAACCCCCTAAAACAACCCTTAATTAAGTGGTTGACCTAATGTGGTCCCTAATGGTACAATAACTATTAAGGGCCACTGGATATAGAGGCTCTATGATAAATCTCATCTACATACGTGCAGCCATTCGTGAACGGACAGGACAGGAGTTACCTCTTGAGACTGTCCGTGATCTTTTACTAGAGGAAGGGTTGATCACACGGTCTCAGGCCGAAGATGAGAACTTAATCTTTAGAGGCTATTCTGAGTATTTCGATACGGAAGAGGCTGCGGCCCCAGTAGAAGATGCCATGAATTATATCAGCAAGGACGCATTAGATGAAAATGACGAAAGCTAAATGCGGGGCATCCAATCCTGCCTCTAAAGCTAAACCAAAGATGGCTGGCGGGGGTTATCCTGTCAGGTCTTTGAAGGACAAGCCAGCCATGTCTAAGGGCGGGTACGCTAAGAAGAAATGAGTATGTGGGTGGCAGTGGTTCTGGCCTGTTTAGGCCCAGATATTACATCCTGCCAGCCCTTGGTTAAGAAGAGTATCTTTTATGACGGCGTAGATTGTCAGGAAGATGTTCAGGGTATGATTAACACGTTAAGGGGCCAAGGCATATATGCTGTGGGTTCCTGCATAGCAGTTGAAGGTGGGGCTAGTGCATAGGGTAGGGATGGCAAATGTTAGCGGAGTTAGCAGCGGCTAACGCTGCTTATCACGTAATAAAGCAAGCCGTCACCAATGGAAATGAGCTTGCCAATTATGCAAAACATATATCGAAATGGGTTGGCGCTGAAGAAGATCTACAGAAGAAAGTAGAGAAGAAGAGCAACAATGTATTTAACAAGATCTTAGGTAAAGAGGGCGATGACTTTGAAGAGTTCATGGCCCTAGACAAGATCAAGCAGCAGAAGTCTGAATTAGTATCTTACATGCGTTTATATGGTCGTGCTGGATTGTACGATGATTGGGTGGCCTACCAAGCACAAGCTAGGAAAGCCCGTAGAGAAGCCATAAAGCAACGTCAAAAAGAGATAGATCGCATCAAAGAGATCACCGCATGGATTGTGGTAATCGTTGTAGTCTGGGGCGGCGCTGGTTTGGGCTTATATCTGTATATCAGGTAAGAGATAGAAGCATGGCTATCGATAAAGCACGGATGAAATGTAATAAGCCCCAGCGTACACCTGATGGGCCTAAAAAGTTCGTTGTGAAAGCCTGTAAGGACGGAGACGAAAAGATTATTCGTTTCGGTGATTCTAGCATGAAAATTAAGAAATCTAATCCTGAACGGCGCAAGTCTTTCCGTGCAAGGCACAAGTGTTCCTCCGCCAAGGATAAATTCACGGCCCGTTATTGGTCCTGCAAAAATTGGTGATCTTATGTCCCTAGTTAAAAACATACGAAATGCCCAGAAAAAGGGTACAGCTAATTCCAAGAAGAATAGCACTGTGAGCAACAAAGCTTACAAGGATATGCAAAAGGGCTGGCCTAACTCAAAAAAGAATAAGGCTAAAAAGAAATGAAAGCCTACGGCCTAAAAGGGACTTTGGAAAAAGTCCGCAATGCTAATGGTCCTGCCCAGCACCTGAGTTGTGCTATGTCTGGTTTGATCATGGCAGGAATGTTTGTAGGCCATGTAGATGAAATGCTAATTTGCATTTGGGGTACTATGAGTATTTTGGTGGCGGTTGCCACCGTTTGGTTTTCTAGGGTTCTACTGAAGTATACCCTATTGGCAGACTTCTTTCTAAGTATGGTCGTCCTGTTTCAGTACATGATGTACGAAGCTCCTAAGCCTATGCATCCTGTGTACCATGTCATGACTGCTGACGGCATGTCTACTGCCTCACGCCCGAATGATCCCATGACTATGAGTACAGTGGACGAAGTAGCCCACGCTGCAGCTTTAGTATGGCTGGCGTTGTGGAGCCTTTATCTAGCCAACTTAGTCCATCGACAAATACTAGAGCGTAAGAGATTTGCTAATGAATACTGACCAACTCATTCCTATAATTGTTGCGCTAGTTTCTGCGGGTGGCTTGTGGACGTATTTGTCCAAACGGGCGCAGCATAGCTATGAAGCTATGAAGAACGACAAAGATCGCAGTGCGGAGTTTCAGGAAACTTTAAAAGAGCAGGTAGATCGACTGTCTGAAAAGTTGGACAAAGTTTTACAGGATAAAGAACAACTGCTGATTGAGATGTCTGAGTTGAAGGCATCCTTGGCACGGGCGGAAGAAACTATTCGCCATCTTGAGCAAAGGTTAATGAGCAAATGATAGACGCACCTCGAAAGTACACTGAAAAACAGGAAGCGTTTTTAGAAGCCTTGATGGGTGAGGCCAAAGGCAATTTGCGCAAAGCAATGGATATTGCTGGTTACGCAAAGACCACTAAGATGAGTGAAGTGGTTGGGGGACTGAAAGAAGAGGTCATAGACCGTGCAAGTATGATGCTTGCCATGAATGCCCCTAAAGCAGCTTTTGGTATCGTAGATGTATTAGACGATCCTAGTGCTATGGGCGCACGTAACTCAATCTCCGCTGCCCGTGAAATTCTAGACCGTAGTGGTTTGGTTAAGAAGGAACAGGTAGAGGTCACCAGCACAGGCGGTGGCATGTTTATCCTGCCTCCGAAATCAGATGACTTGGATCAATAAGACTAGACCTAACCGTTTTGCCAGCCTTCCGTATGCCTACAAGCCAAGCGACGAAGATCCACTTATCATCGTTCCTGATGAAGAGATGGTTCCATTTGTTGAAGAGGCTATGGACTACCTTGATAAAGGCCATGGGACACGCAGAGTTGCGACATGGCTGACGGATAAGACAGGTAAGAAGATTTCCCACCAGGGTATCCAGAATATTTGGAAAGCCCATCGTCCTGATAGTCCACGGGTTAAGGAGCTTGCAAAGAAGCGCCGCAAAGCAAAACCTAAGACTAAGGATGAAAAAGAATTAGCTGCACTACGTCGTAAGCGGTCTGACGCAAAACGCATTCAGACTATGACGGAAAAGAAGATAGACGAAAAGCTGGATAAGCCTGACGTTTCTATTTCAGACAGCTTAGACTTTGGAAGTGTTTCCACCCAGAAACAAACTCAAGAGGTTATCTTTGCACCCAACGAAGGTCCACAAACAGAATTTTTGGCGGCATCGGAAAGAGAAGTCCTATATGGGGGCAGCGCAGGCGGTGGAAAAAGCTACGCCCTACTCGCAGACCCTATGCGATACTTCGGAAACCCTAATTTCAATGGACTTATTCTCCGACGAACTAACGATGAACTTCGGGAACTCATATGGAAATCTCAAGAGTTGTACCCGAAAGCGTACAAGGGTGCGAAATGGGCGGAGAAGAAAAGCCAATGGACGTTCCCTAGCGGAGCAAGACTATGGATGACCTACCTTGAGCGGGACGAAGATGTTCTGCGTTACCAAGGTCAGGCGTTTAGTTACATAGCCTTTGATGAGCTTACCCAGCATCCTACGCCCTTTGCATGGAACTACATGCGCTCACGTCTTCGTTCTACTGATCCTGACCTTCCTCTATTTATGAGGGCTACAACAAACCCAGGGGGTGTGGGTCATATGTGGGTCAAGAAGATGTTCATTGATCCAGCCCCTAACAATAAGAAATTTATTGCAACAGATATTGACAGTGGGGAACCATTAGTATATCCTAAAGGACATGAGAAAGAGGGTGATCCTCTATTCTACAGACGCTTTATCCCCGCATCGTTGAAAGACAACCCTTACTTACTTGAGGGTGGACAATACGAAGCAAACCTTTTGTCCCTTCCAGAGATGCAGCGCCGACAATTGCTTGAGGGTGATTGGAATATTGCAGATGGTGCGGCCTTCCCAGAGTTTAAAACGGGCGTACACACGATAGATCCATTCGAGATCCCCGACAATTGGCGTAAGTTTAGATCCTGCGACTACGGCTACAGTAGCTACTCAGCCATTCACTGGTACGCAATGGACCCAAGCTACGAAACTCTTTACGTTTATAGGGAGTTGTACCTTTCCAAACATACAGGGCGTGACTTAGCCAAGGCGGTTTTAGAAGCAGAGCGTGGCGATAGTATACAATATGGTGTGTTGGACAGTAGCTGTTGGCACAATAGGGGGCAAATTGGCCCCTCAATAGCTGAAGAGATGATTGCGGAGGGTTGCCGATGGCGTCCTAGTGATCGTTCAGCAGGCGCAAGGGTGGCTGGTAAGAACCGTTTACACGAATTGCTAAAGGTTGATGAGGATACAGAACTTCCTGGCGTAGTATTTTTTAATAATTGCCGACAAATCATAGCAGATTTACCCGTGATCCCGTCCTGCCCCAAAGGCACCGATGATATTGATCAAAGATACGCTTCAGATCACGCATATGACAGCCTTCGCTACGGAATTATGAGCCGCCCAAGAGCATTTTCGCCCTTCGGAACAGGCCAAGGCGTACCACAACAGCGCTGGACCCCATCAGACGCAACATTTGGATACTAAAACATGGCATTAATGGACAAACCATCGGGTTTAGACCCACAAGAAGCTACAGAAGCAGACAATGTCGTGGTTCTTGAAGAGGATGGCGATGTTGAGCAGGATAACCTAGAGTACTCTGGCCTGTCTTCGTTCATTGAAACACAATTCAGACGTTCCAAAGACAACCGACTTCACGACGAAGAGCGTTGGCTTATGGCATATCGCAACTATCGGGGTATTTACGGCCCCGATGTGCAGTTTACCGACTCTGAAAAGTCAAAAACCTTTGTTAAGATCACTAAAACTAAGGTTCTGGCAGCGTATGCGCAATTAGTTGATGTTTTATTCGCTGGAAGCAAGTTTCCTGTAGGTATTGAGGCCCGTCGCTACCCAAACAACGTAGCAGACGCCGTTAACTTCGATCCTAATGGCCTTACGGACGAAAAAGTACGAGAAAAAGTAGATGTGGAGTACAAAGTACCCCGCACAGTGGTTCGTCCAGAACTACAGAAGGATCTAGGCGTCTATAAGGACACTGTAGAGCCTGTTAAAGACGATTTAGAGATGGGTGCTGGCACAAATGCTGGTTCTATCACCTATGAGCCTGCAAAACGTGCTGCACAGCTTATGGAAAAGAAGATGCACGATCAGCTAGAGGAAACTAACGCCTCTAAGCACCTACGGTCCATGGCTTTTGAATGCGCCTTGTTTGGTACAGGCATTCTTAAAGGCCCTTTTGCATTCGACAAAGAATATCCACGCTGGGACGAAGAGGGCAACTATGATCCTCTATATGAGACAATCCCAAAGGTAGAATATGTTTCTATGTGGGATATGTACCCTGATCCGTCGGCTCGTAACATGGCAGAGGCCGAATACACCATTCAGCGTCACCGCCTTAACAAGACGCAGATGCGTGGCCTTAAAAAACGTCCGCATTTCCGCACTGAAAGCATTGAGATTGCCCTAGAGTACGGCCCACAGTATCAACGAGAATACTGGGAGAATACGCTAGAAGATGGCGTTAACTCCGATGATGTAGATCGTTACGAGGTTCTAGAGTACTGGGGAATTATTGATGCGGAGTTAGCGGAAGAAGCTGACATTGATATTCCAAGCAATCTGCAGGATCTGGATGAAATCCAAGTCAACGTGTGGATCTGTAATGGACAAATCCTGCGTCTGGTAATGAACCCCTTCACACCAAGCCGTATTCCTTACTCTGCTGTCCCTTACGAACTAAACCCTTATGGTTTCTTTGGAGTTGGTGTTGCAGAGAACATGGAAGACACCCAGCTTCTTATGAACGGCTTTATGCGGCTCAGTGTAGATAATGCTGCTTTGTCTGGAAATCTTCTTATTGAGATTGACGAGACTAACCTAGTCCCAGGACAAGACCTTTCAGTGTATCCTGGCAAAGTGTTCCGTCGCCAAGCAGGTGCGCCAGGTCAAGCCATCTTCGGCACTAAGTTCCCAAATGTTTCTAATGAACTATTGATGATGTTCGACAAGGCACGTCAGCTTTCGGATGAAAGCACAGGCATTCCTTCGTATAGCCACGGTGCCACAGGCGTCATGGGTGTAGGACGTACCGCTTCAGGTATGTCTATGTTGATGGGAGCGGCTGCACAGAACATTAAAGCTGTTGTACGCAACATCGATGACTACTTACTGACACCCCTGGGCAAAGCTCTGTTTGCTTTCAACATGCAGTTCAACTTCGACAAACAGTTCACCAATGGTGATCTTGAAGTAAAGGCTCGTGGTACTGAAAGCCTAATGCGCAACGAGATCCGCAGTCAGCGTTTGCTACAGTTTATGCAGATGACTGCTAACCAGCAAATGGCTCCATTTGTTAAATACGATTATGTCCTGCGTGAGCTTGCTGCGTCTATGGATCTTGATGAAGATAAGATCCTCAATGACCAACGAGAAGCCATTCTACAGGCTAAGATGATGGCAGACATTCAAGCAATGATGCCACAGCAGCCACAGGCCCCTCAACAGGGCGCTGAAGGCGGTGCGCCTAACCCACAAGACCCTACAGGCAACGGTGGCGGTAATATCGCCCCAGGAGCGGCCCCAGAGCCAGGTGCTGAAGGATTTACGGGTGCAGGTGGCGGAGACAATGGTGGGCAACCCCCAGCGCCACAGCAGCCGCCCGCAGGAGTACCCCCGCAGTAATGGATAAAGAATTTTATCGCAGTCTTTTACTACTGGCTAACGACAAGGCGAACTTAGACAAACTTCAAGAGTACGCCCTGGCCCGCATTAATATGCATCGTGACCATCTTGAAAAAGAAAAAGACCCTCACCGCATTTTAGAAATCCAAGGCGCTATTGCGGAACTTCGTCGCTTTAAGACGCTTCGTGACGAAGTACTAAAAGGAGCAGAATAATGGCTGGCAGTAGAACAAAAGTTGCGGGTGTTAAGACACGAAACGGTAAGCCGTTATGGAAAAGCGAAGACGATTACGAACCCTACTCAGAGAAGACGGGTACGTTTGAATACGGTGATGGCTACATTGTAACGCCTACTATCGATCCTGAGACAGGCGGTCCTTACAAAATAGATGATCTTCTAGATCAATACGAAAAAGACGGCCCTTACGATCTGTATACAGGTGAAAAGCTGCCTGTCTTTGAAGACATAGATACCGCTGACAGTTACGCAAAGTGGCGGTCTGATAACATTTTAAACTTTGATATTACGGATGAAGAGTTCTTCACGGGTGAAAGCGGAACTTATTCTAAGCAAGATGGTTCTGAAATTACATTAGCTGACCGCAAGCAAGACATGATCGATTACGCAGCGGGCGCAAGAGACAGCGTGTACGGTTTTCTAGGAATACCTACTGATGAAGACGAAGGCTCTGGTATGTCGCTGGGCGGTTTAGCTGTTGCTCGAAAAGGCATTGGGACACAGGAAGGTGAAGACATGGCTAATAAGAAATTCCAAATGGATGATAACAAAGCGGACCTTAATGATGATGGCTCGTTGTCATCTTACGAAAAGGCTCGTGGCGAAGCTGTGCAGAAAGCCATGGCGGACGATCCAGAGCAAGATGAAAAATACGCACATGGTGGAATGCCTTGCGGAATGGACGAAGGCCTAATGGTTGATCCTGTTTCTGGCAATGACATTCCTATTGGTAGCACGGCTGAAAACGTCCGTGACGATATTGAGATTATGATTTCTGAAGGTGAGTACGTTCTCCCTGCAGATGTAGTTAAGTGGCACGGCCTAAAACATATCATGGATATGGAAGCCGAAGCTAAGATGGGCCTCATGGGAATGTATGGAATGGGGCTTATCAAGTATACTGATCAGGAAACTGACGGTGAAGTGGACGAGGCAGAAGAAGCTACCGAAACCCCTGAAGGGAATGAAGTGGAGGTAGCATCTGTGGAGGTTTCTGAAGAAGAACCCGAAGTCAATGAAACTGAAGATTATCAGGACAGTGAATACGGCACAAAGACTTCGTCGTATGGGATGGTGAAAAAGCCGAAAGTGGCCTTCATCTCCTAAATTATTGGGCTACCCGTATCCGGCCCCCAAGGAAAAATCATGGCACGATATAAACGTATGGAAGAGGCAGATACAGATCTGTCTTACAGTGAAGAACTGTCTAAAGAGCAGCAAGTGGCTCAAGACGGACCTGAACCGAAGGATGGCGAAGAAGCTTCGTTTAAAAAACGCTACGGCGATTTGCGGCGGCATACTCAACAGCAAATGCTTCAGAAGGATCAGGAACTAGAAAACCTTAAAAATCAGCTAGAAACAGCAGCCAAAGGTCAGATTAAGTTTCCAAAGACTGACGAAGAGATTGATAGGTGGTCACAGAAGTATCCTGATGTTGCAAAGATCGTAGATACTATTGCCCGTAAGCGGGCAAACGAAGCACTTGAAGAAGGCGAAAAGCGTTTAGGCCATCTTAAAAACTTAGAGACTAAGCTTAACCGAAAAGAAGCTGAACAGCAGCTTATGAAGATGCATCCAGACTTTGGAGAAATTCGACAGGATGCTGCCTTTCATGAATGGGTCGCCTTGCAGCCTACTTACATTCAAGATGCTTTGTACAAGAACAACACTGATGCTGTAGCGGCTTCTCGTGCGATTGATCTGTATAAAGCTGATAAGGGTAAGAAGCGAAACACCTCTAAGTCTGCAGCACAGTCTGTAGGGCGAACATCCCCCACAAGCCCAACACCCACAGGTGGTCGTGCTAAGTTCTCAGAAAGCCAAGTACAGGCCATGTCTGATCGTGAATACGAAAAGAACGAAGAGGCTATTCTAGAAGCTATGCGTACAAATTCATTTGTGTACGACGTTTCTGGCGCAGCACGATAAAAAAAGGCCAACAGTAGATATAAAGACCATTTACTGTTGGCTTTAAAAGTGTTATAATTATTGTAATGAACAACCTTTTCTGAGCTTTTTATTGAAAGCTGAGATGAGATTGTTTCTTCAATCTCTAACAGGATCTAGGGCCTCTATTAAGACTACCCCTCGAAATCCTTTTATCCAGAAGAAATGAGACAATAAGTCCACCAGTACAGGTAGGCCCGTGTATACGGCAGTATATACGCACCCTAACATTAGTACTGCCACTCAACTGTTATCTTCTGTGTTCTGTCCGAAGCGAAAGCTTCCAGCCATTTCACAAAGGAGAAACAAAATGGCATTTCCAGTAGCATCAGGTTATGGCAACCTGCCCAATGGTAACTTTTCACCAATCATCTACTCAAAAAAGGTACAAAAAGCCTTTAGAAACAGTTCAGTAGTAGAAGATATTACAAACACAGACTATGCTGGCGAAATCGCTAACATGGGCGACAGTGTTAAGATTATTAAAGAGCCTGAGATCACTATCAATTCTTACGCTCGTGGCACAACGCTTGCGACACAAGATATCACAGATGCTGATTTCACAATGATCGTCGATCAGGCCAACTACTTTCAGTTCGCACTCGACGACATTGAAGAAGCACACTCTTAATTTGTGGGAGCTTTTGGGAGTAATCCCAATCGAAAAACTAGGTGAATTGTCTGGGACACCCTAACGTAAAGACGAGGGCAATCAGCAGCCAAGCCTCGAAAGAGGAAGGTTCAACGACCATCCAGAAATGGAGTAGGGCCAAGTGGCCCGAAGCGCCTAGCCCCTAATCAATGGTATTAGGGTGATGATATGGTCTCCTCTGCATAGAAATATGCAGCAGTTCATAAGAGAACGGGCAAGTAATTAACGCAACTTGTTGAAGATTGGCACGTAAACTTTATCGACCTGGCAACAGATCGTGCAGGTTTCAAACTGCGTGATGCATTTGACCAAGACGTTCTTGGTTATATGTCCGGGTACACATGGAACGGTTCTGCATGGGTTGCTCGTACAGCCGCTGCAGGTACTAAATCAAATGCAGCAGCAGGCGCAGACGAATTGCTGGCAGCTAACAAGCTGACACAAGGTGTCTTCGGTGGTTCCACTGCAGCTAACTCCATTCCTGTAACTGCAGGTGGCGGTGCTGGTGCTTTGACTTCGCCTTTGGCTGTTCTGAACCGCATGGCTCGTCTTATGGACGCAGCTAACGTGGACACAGATGGTCGCTGGATCGTTGTAGACCCTGTCTTCAAAGAGATCCTGATGGACGAAGATGCGAAGCTGGTTAACGCTGACTTCGGTGGCGATGCAGAAGTACGCAATGGTCGCCTTCCAGGCACCATCCGTGGCTTCCGTGTATATCAGTCCAACAACCTTCCTTACAAAGGTACAGGTTCTGGTACATCTGCCGCTGCAGGTTCTGCAGCTAACTACGGCGTTCTGGTCGCAGGCCATGACTCCTCAGTAGCAGTAGCTGACCAAATTGCGAAAACTGAGAGCTTCCGCTCACCAGACACATTCGCAGATATTGTTCGTGGCATGCAGTTGTACGGTCGGAAGATTCTCCGCCCAGAAGGCTTGATCACAGCAAACTACAACTTGGCCTAATGGTTAAGCGGGGGCAGGGCAACTTGCCCCCTTACCACTTTTTAGGGGTTTAAAATGCCATCTACATACATAGATCTTTGCAACCAAGTATTGCGCCGTCTCAATGAAGTTGAGATTGCTGTAGGTGACTTCCCAAACGTGCGTGGCGTTCAGGCGCTTGTTAAAGATGCTGTTAAGGCTTCTATCGCACAAGTTAATCAAGCAGAATATGAGTGGCCCTTTAATGCGGCAGAACACACAGAAACGCTTGTTGTTGGGCAAAGTGAATACACCTGGCCCACCTATTTTAAAGTTTCCGATTGGAATAGCTTCCAATTACAAAAGAATGAAGCGTTAGGCGTCGGCTACAAAACTTTGAAGCCTATTGATCGTGACACCTGGTACTCGCAGCATCGTGACGCAGACTACGAAGCAGGCAGCGCAGGGCGTGGGGTTCCAGAGATGATCTTCCAGGGTCATGGTAATGGTTTTGGCGTTACGCCATCTCCTGATAAAGCCTACTCAATTCGCTTTAGATATTACCAAAATTATTCAGATTTAATTAACCACGACGATGTAACTCGTATTCCTGAAAGCTTTGATACCGTCATCATCGATGGCGCTTTGTATCACCTTTATATGTTCAAAGATAATATCGAAAGTTCCCAGGCTGCGTTTATGACATTTGAGCGTGGGATTAAAAATTTACAGTCTTTGTACATTAACAACTTTGAGTACATCTCAGACACTAGAGTGAGGTTTTAATGCCTGACCGTATTGAGAGTTA